CATCTGACTCTTGAATATACTTAGTCTTTATTCCACCATCGTATTCTACAGATCGAACTTTTCCCATTACTCTGTCAATTCAGTTACGTAAAGATTTGCAGATCCTATAACAGCAACTTTTTCACCTTCAGATACTTTAAAAAATTCTTCAGATTTAGATGCTAAAAATATCTTAGCATTAGTTGCTGTAGGAGCTACACCAAATTCAATATGACAATCAGCATCTGCTATAACTCTAACATATTCTACGTTAGAACCAAAAGCTGATGATGCTGCTGATGAACCTGATGAAGTAACTTTTTGTGTAGTAATAGGTCTCATTGCAAAATGTGACATACTACTCCTTATCTTCTAATTACAAAAGTTACGTTAAGTTTATTAGCTCCAGTAGATGCACCATCTGTAATCATTTCGATG